AGGCTGCAAAACCTAACATGTGTTTCATCTGTCATGATCTTGGAAAAGGATTTGCCATAAAAGATGATATAGACATTCTAATAATGAATAGTATTATACATTGGGTAGGCACTCCTAAGTTTTACGATAGCGTTAGGAAGGTTGTTGAGAGTGGGGCAATAGTTCTTTTTGAATCTCACCATGAAAATCTCGAACCTGCTTTGTACAACATTATAAAGGGTATCTGCCCTAACTACGAACTGATAGGGTACTCTCCTTTCAGGAAGGGAGCTTCTAGAAAGCGTGGAATCTATCTGATGTCTGGAATAGCTTGACTTTTGTATCGAAATAGTGTATAATTATGAAACAATGCGGGGTACAGTACTGGTAACTGAGCAGGCTCATATCCTGTGGCATGTGGATTCGATTTCCACCCCCGCAACCAGAACGAACCAAAAAAAAGGGAGGTAGATTATGGGTTTTTTCTATAACGAAAAGACTGGCAAGATTAAGACGGCGAAGATTGTTTGGCTGGTTATTCTTGCAATTATCGTCATTCCGCTGTTAACTCTAGGCGGAAAGATTTTGTTCGCTCCAGTTGCAATCGCTACTCATACTGTTGATGAAAGTATTGACGCAGCAAAAGAGGTAGTCTCAATTGTTGTTGATGGCAAAAATATCATTCTTAACTACGAATACTTCTATAATTCGTACAATGATATTCTAGCGTCAGTAGGAAAGGTAAGCGATGCTAATGAAGCATACGATGTTCTAATGGTTGGATACTCAGATAATAGTGATGACTGGTCATTCACTCAGCGGAAAGTATGGGAGACACGTAATGAACGTAGAAACTCTCTTAAAGCAGTTCTAAGAGATCAAGTTTCTGACTATAACGCACGTTCGAGTATGTTGACACGAAATATCTTTAAGGGTTGGGACCTTCCTGACTCACTGGATGCGGATACATTACTAGGGGGTATTTAATGAAAAAGTTCTTTAAGCTTTATTTGCCAGTTGTAATTGCTGTTGGTATGCTTGCTTTTATTTTAGCTGGATGTGATACTAATTGGAATGGTGGAAATTCAACAAATGAAGCGGCGGTTAACGCAGTTTCTGAGATTCAGGCGGCAGATCAGCAGTTGACGGCAACTGAGTTTGCTCGTCTTTCTAATGCTGTACCGGCAGAGCCAGTTGTCTATCCGCTTGAGCGAGAACAGCTTAATCGACGGAACCAAACTTGGTCTGATCCTAATAAGATTAGCTACATTTATCTAATTAGTTACGGAAAGATCATGGCTAACTACACGCTTAAGGGTAAGGTTTCATCTGTTGATTCACGGCTAACGTGCACAGATCAGCTTGTTGATGATGGTGATGGAAAATATGAGGGTAGAAGCAATATTCACACTGTTAGCAGCCCAGCACTTGACGGTAGCTATGGTACAAACGGTGGAGGTATTTTCTTCTTCACAACTGATGGAGTGTATGTTGAGTGGAACGATTCGTACATGCTGTGCGATGCACCGCTTACACTTTCCCAGCCACCTGAGCTAGTGCTAGAGGTCACTGTAGAAGATCTATAGACCAGAGTGAACGCTGGTTGCTCAAAGCAAAGTGGAGGGGTTGATTTCTCTCCACTTTTGCTGTATAATTAGGAAATGGAAATCTGGTGTAATGCGGTCTGCACGTTGGTCTGAAAAACCAGAGGTTTCGGTTCGATTCCGAGGGTTTCCACCAGATGATGTTTGGGCCTTTGTAGGGCTGGGGAGCGAACTGCTGTACTAATCCAATATGGGTAGCTGACTACAAATAGCAGCGAATGCAGCACTGGAACCTTGCAACGTGGGATGGCAAGGCAAACATCACAATATGCGCCCGTAACTCAGCGGACAGAGTATTGGTCTTCTAAACCAAGAGTCGGGGGTTCGATTCCCTTCGGGTGCGCCAAATATTGATGCTTAGCTTAGCTGGTGAAAGCACTCGACCGATAATCGAGAGATCCGTGGTTCGACTCCACGAGCATCAACCACGGGATCGTGGTGTAATCGGCAACACGTCAGACTGTGGATTTGGAGTAACGGGATCATAGCCCGTCGATCCCTCCAGGAAAGGATGATATAATGAAAGCGGATAAAGTACTGGTTTGCGATGTTGAGGCAACTTGCTGGGCTGGACAGCCACCAAAAGGAGAATATCAAGAGATAATTGAAATTGGTGTAGTTCCTGTAGATCTTATGAAAATGGAGATAGGACAAGGCGAAAGCATCTATGTTCGTCCTGAAAGATCGACTGTTTCGCCATATTGTACTGAACTAACAGGAATCACACACGGAATCCTTAGAGAGAATGGAGTAACGTATGATGATGCAATAAAAAGACTTACATCAGAATATGACTCTAGAATGTGTACTCTTGTTTCGTGGGGCGATTTTGATAGAAACATGTTTTGGAAAGGAACAGATCTATATGGAAGTGATTTTCCTTTTCATCTTTCGCATTTCAACATAAAATACTTCTTTAGCATGTGGCAAGGAGGAGCTAAGCTATATGGACTTGGCAAAGCTCTTAAGAAGATGGGAATCGAATTTGAAGGAAGGCCGCACTGTGGGAAGGACGATGCCTACAATACTGCGAAGATACTAATAGAGATGCTTAAGTCGTTCAAATTTTCAAGAGACTTTATGCGGAGGTAATAAGATGGAAGGATTCAAGGCGTATCCGAAGAAAAATTGGGCAAATCAAGAAAAGACAGTCAAAGAAGTAGTAAAGAGAAAAGAAGTAGCAGCAGGAAAAGCTAGAAGTAATGTGCTTATCTTAGTTGTATTTGACAGATCTGGCTCTATGGGACAGAACGGAAAGATCGTAGAGGCTAGAAACGGATATAATAACTTTATCAAAGATCAAAAGGCATTGCCTGGAAATGCTGATGTAACACTAGCTATCTTTGATGACAAATATGACATCATGTATAACGCGATGGATATTAATAGAATCTCTGAACTTAAAGAAGGTCGTATTAGACCTAGAGGAATGACTCGTCTATATGATGCAATTGGTAAAACAATTAACTCTGTTGACGATAGCAAGTATGATGGTGTTATTGTACTCGTAACGACTGATGGAGATGAAAACGATAGTCGTGAGTATACTTCTAAAGACATTAAGAAGCTGGTTTCCGCTAAGAAAAGGCTAGGATGGGAAATTATCTTTAGTGGAACAACAGAATCTAGTGTGACTGATTCTAAGAAACTTGGAGTAACTAAGTCTTATGTCTATGTTGATAATGGTGCTGGGCAAAGAGAGGCTTGGGGAATACACGGAGGAGAAACAATGTGTTATAGAGCAAGTTCTTCTACAACAGTATCAGCTACAGACGTGACAGAAGATTCTGGTGAGAACACTCACGGAGAATAAAGAGATCTAGAATGAACGCTTACGGGAGGTGATTGCCATGCCAAAAGACTCCGAATATGTGGGAGGAGGCTCAATGCATTGACCGTGGGTCGCGCATACGGAAAATAACGCGAAAGGGAGTTACAATGAATCTTAAAGGGCTTAACGAAGAACAAACTAGTTTGATAGTTCCAGACTCAACGTTTTTGCTTGGGTATAGAGGAAGTGTATCTCATGGTACATATACTCCTACATACGGATCAAGCGAACACGATGATAAAGACATCATGGGTGCTTGCTTTGGGCCAAAAGATTGCTATACTGGCTTTGGCAGATTTGAACAGCGAGAGAAAATGCTTACTGGATCAGATGGTGTTCTATGGGATTCTGTTATCTATGAGGTAAGGAAGTTCATCAGGCTACTTCTTAAAGGAAACCCTAATGTGACAGTTACGTTATGGTTACCTGAGAATCTTTACATTAATGTAGAAGACTTCGGTAGAGATTTGCTTTCTCATAGAGATTGGTTTGTAGGAAAGCATGTATATAAGCCCTTTATGGGATATGCTAGAAGTCAGCTAGCCAAGATGGACAGAAAGGTAACTGGCAACATTGGTCAAACCCGAAAGAAGTTAGTGGAAGAGTTTGGATATGACTGCAAACATGCGTCACATCTAATCAGACTTCTTAGAATGGGGATTGAGTTCCTTTCAAGCGGAGAACTAAATGTTGTTCGCCCTGATGCAAAGGAGTTAATCAACATTAAGAACGGGGTTTGGTCAAAAGATGACGTTGTTAAGGAAGCAAAGAGGCTATTTGAACTTATGGATACTGCTTATGTTGTTAGTAGTTTGCCTGAAGGACCAGAGACTGGAAAAGTCGAGGAACTGATGAGTGACTATATTATGACATACCTTAATAGCTCCGACTAACTAAAAGCGCCTATAGCTCAGTGGACAGAGCGCCGATCTTCGGAATCGGGCGGCGGGAGTTCAAATCTTCCTAGGCGCTCACTAGGCGGTAGATTATAAGTAAGCCAACTGTCGCACATATCACTGGACGATCTGTGCGCGGTTGGTTATACTTATTTATGGAGAGGCAAACCAAACAAAACTATGAAAAACATTACACATAAGATCGACACGTATTTGAATCGGGACGACTGGACGATTAGAGAGAACAGCAACATGACATTCTCATTGCAGGGACTTAATGTTTATCTTACAGAAGGAGCTATTGCTGACTATTGGCTGGACAAAGTTTATCCTAAAGACATTAAAGAAGCTCACATCGACGGAGACTTTCATATTCATGACCTAGGAACACTTGGTTCTTACTGTGTCGGATGGGATCTTATGGATCTACTGACAATGGGATTTAAAGGGGTTAGGGGAAAGATAGAGTCTAAGCCAGCGCGTCACTTTAGAGTAGCGTTAATGCATATAGTTAATTTTATGTACACACTTCAGGGAGAATCTGCTGGAGCGCAAGCGTTCTCAAATGTTGATACTCTATTAGCGCCGTTCATTAGAAGCGACAAGCTTTCATATGAAGAGATTAAGCAACACATGCAGGAATTCATATTCAACATGAATGTTCCTACTAGAACTGGTGGTCAGACACCATTTACAAACCTTACTATGGATCTAACGATCCCTGAACACTTAAACAAATTGCCAGCTATTGTTGGCGGAGAGGTATGTGACTTTACTTATGGGGATCTACAAGATGAAGTTGATTTATTTAACATGGCGTTCGCAGAGATTATGCTCGAAGGAGATGCTAATGGTAGACCATTTACATTCCCTATTCCAACTTATAACCTAACGGAAGACTTTAACTGGAATAATCCAGTTTATGAGCCTATCTGGGAAATGACATCCAAGTATGGCACACCTTACTTTGCAAACTTTATCAATAGCGACATGCAGCCTAGTGATGTTCGTTCGATGTGCTGTCGTCTTCGTATTAACAACGGAGATCTGTATAAGAGAGGTGGCGGTCTTTTTGGTGCTAACCCTAAGACTGGATCTATTGGTGTTGTAACGATTAATCTTCCTAGACTTGGCTTTATAGCTGACACTGAAGAAGAATTCTTAGATATGCTTACTGGTTTAATGTGGAAGGCTAAGGACTCTCTTGAAATTAAGAGAGAGTTCCTTGAAGATCTAACAGAGAAAGGGTTATATCCTTATTCTGCTTTCTATTTACAGGATATTAAAGATGGTGGTGAAGGTTACTGGAGTAACCACTTCTCGACAATAGGACTTATTGGCATGAATGATGCTATTTATAACATGACTGGTGGAAACATCATGACAGAAGAAGGACATGCATTTTCCGTTAGAGTTATGGATCATATGCGTGAAGTAACTTCATTGCTACAGCACAGTACTGGTAATATCTATAACTTGGAGGCTACTCCCGCAGAAGGAGCAAGCTTTAAGCTAGCACTAAAAGATGGTGAGAGATTTGAAGGCATGAAGTTCTATAACATGGAAGTAGCTGGAGGAAGTGCGCCTTACTATACTAACTCTACTCAACTTCCAGCAGCTTGTGACATGCATCTATTTGACGCATTAGATCACCAAGATGAGTTGCAGATTAGATATACTGGAGGCACTGTATTCCATGCTTTCTTAGGAGAAAGTGCGCCTGATGTTGACTCGCTTAAGAAGCTTGTTAGGAAAATAGCTTATGGTTATCATATGCCTTACTTCTCTATAACTCCTACGTTTTCGATATGCCCAACTCATGGATATATCACCGGAGAGCATGTCTTCTGCCCTGAGTGTGGTGTAAGGAGTGAGGTCTATTCTCGCGTTGTGGGGTACATACGGCCTATAGAGCAGTGGAATGACGGAAAGCTTGCTGAATATTGGGAGCGAAAAACATATACTATAGGTGAGGACGGAGTTTAATATGCTTAGAGACAATCTCTCTGGAAAAAAGTTTGGCAGATTGACTGCTGTTTCACTCCATAAAGACAGGACTATAGATGGCAAGGCTCGATGGATTTGCAGCTGTGATTGTGGAAATACAGTTGTTGCTCGTGCTGTCTGTCTAAAAAATGGAGGAACAACATCTTGTGGATGTGCTAGAATAAAAGATTTATCTGGTCAAAGGTTTGAAAGACTTCTAGTTCTTGGATTATCAAAAGACAGGTGTGATTTTAGTAAATCTTATTGGGAATGTATCTGCGACTGTGGTAAAGAAGTTATTGTATGCAGCAGAAACCTAGTGAGTGGCGGAACAAAATCATGTGGATGTCTTAAAAAAGAGCTTATGTCTGGAGATAAAAACCTAAAATGGAATGAAGCTTTATCTTCTCTTGAAAGACTTGCTGGTAGAAGATACCCAAAATATAATGAGTGGAGAACTGCTGTCTATAAAAGAGATGGTTATTTTTGCCAAAAGTGCGGAGAGGTTTCTGGAACATTAAACGCACATCATATTGACGCATATAATAGTTTTCCTGAAAAAAGAATAGACATAGATAACGGGATCACACTTTGCGAGGATTGCCACAAAGATTTCCATCATATATACGGTTTTGGAAATAATACTGAGGCTCAGTTTTCAGAGTGGATCAACGGAGATGAGTCATAGCTTGACTTTTTGTTGCCGATGGTGTATAATTATGAAACTGGGGTGTGCGACAGTGCGCCTCGTTTCTTTTAGGAGGTCAGCGTGAATAAATATAAGTACACACCAGAGAACATTGTCCAGCTTGGAGCGGATGAAGTCTTTGTTTTTGGCAGCAACCCAGAAGGGCGTCATAATAGCGGTGCTGCTAAGACAGCTAAAGATAAGTTTGGTGCTATCTATGGGTGTGGCATTGGTATGCAAGGAAGAAGCTATGCTATTCCTACAAAGGATATGCAAAAGTTCGCGCCTCTTCCTCTTGATGAAATAGAGGATTATGTAGACGAGTTTCTTTACTTTGCTCTGCATAACAAACATATTTGCTTTCTCGTAACAAAGATAGGGTGTGGGCTTGCTGGGCTTGAGGTTAAGGATATAGCTACTATGTTTATTGGATTCTCAGAGAATGTAACCTTACCTAAAGAGTTTGTTATGGAGCTAAATAGATTGTGGAATGAATCAGATGAGGTGATGAATAATCAATATAGTTAGAGTGGAACCTGTTTCAGCAGTTGATTGGCCTGGAGAAATTTCAACAGTTATACACGTTAAAGGATGTAATATGAAGTGTCCGTATTGCTTCAACAAAGATCTAATATCGTTTGACACTACTGGCTGGAAGATTTTATCTGAGGATGAAGCTATAGGAAGAATTCCTAAGAAAGTAGAGCATGTAGTTATAACTGGAGGAGAGCCTTTTGCCCAGAGAGGCATTATTCCGTTTATCCACAGACTAAAGAGTAAGGGCTTTAAGGTTTCTGTTCAGACAAATGGTAGTCGTCCAGAGTTGCTTGAGAGCGTTATATACACGCTTGATTATGTGGCTATGGATGTTAAAGATACACTTGATTCATATTCAGTGGCTACTGGCATTACTAGCATTGACACAGGTGCTATATTTGATAGTATTGTATGCATAACAGATCACGCATTTCCGCATGAGTTCAGGACGACAGCTTATCCTGGGATTTCTGGCGACGACATAAAAGCGATAGGTACTCTTCTTACTAGCCTTGGAGCGAAGGCGTACTACTTGCAAAAGTATGTAGAGGTTAGGGACAAACCAATTCAAGATTACTTGACTAGGAAACAGCTTGAGGATATAGCTAGTACGCTACCGATAGTCAAAGGTATCAGGGGGTAAAATGTCAAAACACATTAAAGTTGTATTAGACTTTATTTCTGTTGAGGAGAGGTTGCCGGAGGCCGACATGGAGAAAGTTGAAATGCTGTTAAACGAGGAGAAGACACGCCCAACTATCTATGAGAGCCATCGGCCCAGCTGGGCGCCATTTCAGCGACGCGTACAGGGGTCTTTCCGCCGAGAAAGAGAGGCTCCATCCTGTATGTGGCTCACCCCATACAAGGCATACTCCGCAGGCAGTAGATCCCCTGTCACCCATTGGGCAGAAATCCCAGACTTGACAAACGCCGAAGAGTAGTGTATAATTAGTAAACATGCCGAGTGGTGCTGGACGCCAAGCGACCAGAAAGCTAAGCCACCCCTCGGACTAAATGGGGATGAAAATTGGTTTCGATTGGGATAGGAAGGAATGACTGCAAGTAGAGTTGTATGAGACTCTTTAAACGCATACAAAAAAAACTAATTGACAGCAAAATTGCCAATTTCTTCGCTAGCGTGAAGACTCAAATCGTAGGGTTCGTCGATGGCCTTCTGTTTGGGAACGAAAACATCGTAGCAGTACCCGCCTAACAGCGGACGGAACCGCTCCGGCGGTGTGTCGAGGCTTTCTTAGTTGAGCCAATACTAATCAACTAAGTGGTGAAGGGTTGCTAGCCAACCCCCAGATTCAAAGCAGCTATGCTTAAATAGCTAAACTTGTAGAGGTTAAACTGAAATATGCTCAAGACGCGTGTTCGACTCACGCCATCTCCACCAGAATAGGGAGGATTAATGTTAAAACCAGTTGGTGATAGAGTTTTTATCAGGAAACATATCGAAACGGAAGAAGGAAAATCTTCTGGCGGTATTATTTTACCTAAGGCGTCTGAGATAGCAAAAGTTGCCAAGGGCGTTGTAGAGACTGTTGGTACTGACGTTACGCTGGTGAAACCAAAGGATGAAGTTATCGTTGGTATATTCGCTGGTACGGAACTAGAAGAAGACGGAGAAGTTTACGTTCTTGTAAGAGAGAGCGATATTCTTGCTGTCATTAACTAGATGTGGAAAAAAGGGAAAGAGTGGAGGATTCATATGTGTGATGTTGAAGCGAAGTATGAGGGAGAATTGGTTGAAGTAGGCATGTTGTTCGGAGAGGATGAAAAAGGACCACGATTCCATTTGCTAGGAACTGTTGGTCTGTGCCTAGAATATAACGATCTTCTTGAGAAGTATAGCGTTGTATTCCCGTATGGTAAAGTATCAGTAGACGATCTTGAATTGTTTGAGAAGGGAGATCTCAGCATTATCGACGTTCAGTTTGCTTGGTTTGATGAGAGTGAATTGAACTATGCTGATGATTCTAAATATGAGGCAACAGCGGAATAAGTAACTTTGGGCGGTAGCTTATTGGGTTAAAAGCATCGGACTTATAATCCGAAGACTGTTGGTTCGATTCCAACCCGCCCTACAGTGTTTAAGGGAGGAAGCAATGACAATTCTAATAGTTATTGGTGCTATCGTATTTTATTTTGGGAGTGGAGTTGCCGGGGCGCATTTCTATATTGATAATGACGGAGATGTTCCAGGAGCAACCTTAATAATATTCTTTTGGCCCGTTGCTGTTGTGGCGGTTATTATGAAACGCCTTTTAGATATGATTGTAGCTCGGAGTAAAAAATGAATACTCCGAGAAAGGAGAAATCATGAGTAAAAAACTATGGACTGTTGCTTTTCTTTTAGTTGCATTGTCTGCACTATCTGGTTGTCTGTTTAATAGTGTAGTGGATGAGGTAATTGATGAACCGGCTAGAATGATCTCGGTTACAGGGGCAGCGGCAGTACTCCCTGGAGATTCAGACATTCTATCATTTTGCGGAACTGAAGGATTTAATGGCGCATATTGCCGCAAAGTAGTCCTTCTAACTGGAATTCCTTATGAAACAGAACTTAAAGAAATTAGATGGGATATTAACGGACATGTGTTTATGACAGATGTTGATGTGTTTATTTATCCGTTCCTTGAAACTGGATGGATTCCATTTAATGTTATAATCGTAGACACCCTAGGAAGATACACTCCATATACTGGAGAGATTCTTGTGAGGAATAGAAGCGACTATTTCTAAGCCTTGACAAAGGTTGGCTGATATAGTATAATTAGTACAATATGAGTCAATCAATTGATATAACACAACAAGATATAGAAAAGTTAAACTGTCTAGAGTGGTCGAAAAGAAACAGGATCATACGCGCAGGGACGGTGCAGGAATCTTTTTCAATTTCCCGTCAGCCTTATGTCTACCCGTTCTTGCGCGAAATATATTATAATAGAGGTGTGGGGGGACCTCGCCATATCGCAATAAAGAAGCCTCGCCAAGTAGGTGCTACCGAGTTCGCAATGAACTCAGCATTATACGCTATTGATGTATTCGCTGCTAATGTTATCTACACTCTGCCTGGGCAAAAGGAACTACGTGGATTTGCTGGCGCTAGAGTTAATGAGATTATTAGAAACTCTCCAAGAGTTCAAGGTCTGTTTTCTAACATTGATAACCTTGACTTAAAGGTTGGAAAAGCAGCATCATTGTATTTTAGAGGAACTAACTCTGCCGCCGGTCTTGAAGAAGTACCGGCTGATTATGTTATACGTGATGAGATAGATCAGATGGTCCCTGAAAACGCAGCCATGATATTAGAAGCTCTTGGTGGTTCTTTCATGAAGTGGATTCTAGATCTTTCGCATCCAACATATCCAGGAAGAGGAATTGATGTAATATATAATGATTCTAGCAGACACAAATGGAAGTTCATATGTCCTCACTGCAATGCTAAGCAAGAATTAACCTGGGAAGGAAACATAGACGTAATAAATTATTGCTATGTTTGTAGTCAATGCCATAAGAGGCTTGAGAAAGCACACCTTTGCAACGGTTTCTATGAGCCAATGTACCCAGATCATCCTGTTAAGGGTTATCACTTTACGCAGATATTAAGTCCTACTGTAGAACTATACGATCAAATCATAAAGTACGATAGAGCGCAAGGAGTTCCATATAAGATGCGCCTATTCCACAATACAGTTCTTGGACTTGCATATGCTGAGAGTTCTAAGAAGCTAACAGAGGATGATGTTAGGGCCATAATGACTGGACCTAATTCGCCTTACGGGGCTAGCGAGTCAGTTATGGGAATGGATGTTGGAAGTGGTTTGCATCTATGGGTACAAGCTGGAGAAAATCTAATTACTACAGCCCTATTAGATTCGTGGGATCAGTTAGACGGTTATATAGAGAGATACCATCCTAAGTGTATTGTTATTGATGCAGGGCCGGAAGGACATAAGGCTAAAGAGGTTTGCGCTGCATTAAGAAATAGAGACATAGATGCCTGGATGTGTATGAGATCTGACGGACTTCATGGAAATAGAATCATTGATAATAACACAATGACTATTAAAGTTAATAAGACTGAACAGTTTGACGAGTTTTTCGCCAGATTGCTAGGTATGGAACTACCTACTAACTTGCCGCAAGATGCTATTAATCAGCTTGTTTCGCCAGTTAGAACGTATAGAACAAAACCTGATGGAAGCAAGGTTGGTATCTGGGATAAAAACATATCTCACTTTGCGGATGCTGGAAGTTATGCTATGGAAGCTGCTAAGCAGTTTGAATCAAAGCATAGTATTCCTAACGATATAGTAGTTCCGCAAATAACGGGAGAGAGCCGATGGAGGGAGAAGTTAACTGGTGACGCATTTGAACGAAATACAGGTAGATAGAACTGAAGTTAGAGAACTTCCTAAAAACATTGAAGCTGAGCAAGTTGTTCTAGGTGCTATTATATTAGAACCAGAGAGAACTGCTCCTGTTGCTATTGACAGGCACTTATTGCCTGAACATTTCTATGATAGAAGACATGGTGTTATATATAGTGCTATGATGGACCTTTTTATTAACAATATTCCTAGCGATATTGTAATCCTAGCTAACCATCTAGAAAGTAAAGGCGAGATGGAGATGGCTGGCGGTAGAATTTATCTGAACGAATTGCTTGACAGAACTACTACAACTGCTAGCTTAGAATTCTATATAAACATTATAATAGGCAAAGCCGCTCTAAGGGACGTAATTACTGCTGGGCTTAGGATTGAGGAGCTAGGCTATCACGAGAGTACAGACGCCTTAGACATCATCTCACAGGCAAATGAGATAATAAGCACTGTAGAGATCCAGGGCAGCAAGCCACCATATACTAGACTAGGCGATGAAATGCAAAACCAGATTGTTAAGCTTGAGAAGATAAGCAATTCTGGCGGCGGAGTAATTGGAGTTCCTAGTGGTTTTGGAGAGCTTGATAAGATAACTTCTGGTTTTAGAGATTCAGATCTTGTTGTCATAGCGGCTCGTCCCGGTGTGGGCAAGTCAAGTTTGGCAACTTCTATTGTTAGAAGATGTTCCCTTGATGGATATAAGGTTGGATTCTTCTCTCTTGAAATGTCTAACGAGCAGACATTAAATCGCCTATTATGTGCAGAGGCTAGAATTAGCTTGCAGAAGATGCGCGGTGGATTTATGGGAATAGAAGACTGGAGAAAACTAAATGATATTGCTCCTAGAATAGCAGATGCTCCAATATATGTAGATTCAACTCCTGGAAGCACTCTTATGGACATTGTTCTTAAGGTAAGAATGATGAAAGAAAGAGAGGAGATTGATATTGTCTTCATTGATTACCTACAGCTTATTGAAATTCACGGTTATTCTAGAGATAGACAAAATGAAGTTGCACAAATCTCAAGAACGTTAAAGAAATTGGCGCTTGAATTAGACATACCTATCATTGCTCTATCGCAGTTAAATAGAAACACTGAAGGAAGATCTAATAAGAACAAACGTCCTACTCTTGCAGACTTGAGAGAAAGTGGGGCAATCGAGCAGGATGCCGATATGGTTATCTTTATATACAGGGAGGACTACTACGATAAGGATAACGACTTGCAGGATAGTATAGTGCCTACAGAACTTATTATAGCCAAACAGAGGAATGGACCAGTTGGTAGGGTTTATATTTCATTCCATAAGCACTTTGTAGATTTCTATCCAAATGTATATGTGAACGAGGCAGATGAAGCCAAGTTTGCATGGAACAGCATAATGTAGTATAATTATAACTAATATGGAAGAACAACAAGGTTTAGAAGAATATAATGAGAAGGAGTTGGTGGCCTCTAGACGCAAGGAACAATTTGATATGCGCCTAAGAGGTCTAAAGAGATCTGAGATTAACGATGCTCTTAGCGAACGTTACGGCGTTGCTGCGACTACGATAGATCAAGACTGGCAGAGGCGAAAGGATTGGCTCTTAGACGTTGTGGGAGTGACTGACGTTGCGGGGCTGGTTGCCTCTACGATTGGTTCGTTGAATCTATCTCAATCATTTAGAAAGAAAGTGCTTGATGGCCTTATAGATTTATGTGATAGATTTACGCCGAAGTCAAAAGCAGGAGAGCCTATGACTGAGGGAGATCTAATTGCACTAGAAGAATTACCTGTAGTATGGAATATGCTTATGAAGCTATTGAATGATATTGATACTTCAGAGACAAAAAAGGCTGACATTCTATTAAAATTGGGAATTCTGAAAGAGGCCCCAAAGCAATACATTGTTGATAAGAAGGAAACAAAGGTTGTGCATAAGATAGATTGGAATCATATTGCTGAAACAATGGACGAGGATGCAAGACGTAAACTGTTTGATGCAGTTGACGCTATTGATATTGAGTCTACTGTATTACAGCAGGAGGCGTCTGATGCCTAGAAAGAAGCTATCTGCTGGTGAGAGAAAAAAGAGAAGACAGGCTACCACCAGAGGATATTACCAGAGGAATAAAGAGGATATACGTTCGCAACAAAAGGAGTATTGGGAAGAGAATAAGGTAGAGCTTAAAAAGTCCCATGCTAAATACTACCAGAAAAATAAAAATACAATACTTGTAAAACGAAAATCAAAACGATTAGCAAACGCTCTTAGAAGACAGCAGGAGGGAGAATGTACAACGTAAATAGCTTTATCGACCATTTAATTGAGGAAACTCGCCAGTACTTATTTGATTTACGCGGAGAGTACATCGAGTATAAATGCGAATTTGATGAGGATGAGATGGTTTACAAGGCTCAGTTCAGCTACGGAAGAGTGGGGGAAGGTTCTGAGATAGGCGCTATAATGGAAGCAATTTCCCATGTACTTACAGCCGTGAAAGAGGACGGGCTATAACGCCCGTTCTCCCATCCATGCTTCCAGGTTCTCTCTGCCTACATCGTATCCGTATATATGGTGTAGGTTTTTGTGGCATTTGTTAGCGCACAGGGTTATTCCATTTTCAAGGGTTGTTCTAAGTTCAAGATGGTTTGAGTACGACTCGATGTGATGAGCGTTCAACGTAACTCCCCTTTTTCCGCATTTTTGACATATAAAATCGTCTCTGCTAAAAACGGCATCTCGCCATTCCTTATATTCTGGGTAATTTCTAGCGAGCATTCTTTCTTTGTCTGTAATCTTAGGGTTCCAATTTGGATGGAGATGTCCGATCTTGGCTTTGCATAACTTACTTGTTATTTCTCTGTTAAGACATCCGCAACTTTTAGTGCCGCTAAAAACTAAATCTACACCAAGAACAGTTTTCTCGGTTCCACAATCACAAACAACATTCCAACAGGATTTATGTTTTTTATTAATGTGAGAGTGTGAAATAACCAACAACCTTCCAAACCGTTTGCCAGTCAGATCGTTTTTCCTTCTAAGGCATCCACAACTTGTAGAGCTACCCGTTACTAAATTGCAACCACTGACCAGCCTTTCTTTACCGCAGTCACATATCACATTCCACTGTATTTGGTTACATTTCCTCTCGTCGCTCATGCTAATAACAGTAAGCATCCCAAATCTTTTTCCAGTAAGATCATTGAATTTCATTGTAATACAATTATAACATATCACGCATAGTTTGTCAAGTCTTTTTTAAGAGGACGGGTTATAATACCCGTCCTCTTTTCTTTCTATAACTTAGAACTTTCTTTTACAGCACCGCGACAGAAAGGACACTTTGGTATCTCGCGTACCTTTCGCCCCTTAATATCAACAAATTCGCCCTTAGTTATCTCGCTATCAAGTGCCTTCCTGCGATATATTAACATCCTCTCCTCTGGAAATGACTTAAAACAATCTAAACACTCATACCACTTTCCCATATAAACCTCCAGCTACTATTCGCCTATTCGCTTACAAGATTATACCCGATCTGTTTCGCCAAGTCAAGGATTTTCGCCAATTCGCCGGTAGAAATTCGCCGGTCGATTTTCGCCGTTTCGCCCTTATGGATTTTCGCCAATTCGCCTATTCCCATGTAATAGCTCGGCATATCTTGTATTCAAATAGATCTAATGTATTTGATTATGTTTAAGATATTGATAATCTTACAGTTATAATATGGTCCCCTAGTTTTCGTATCCTTACTATAGGGCGCTGCTTGCTTTTGGGCGCTTGTGGCGCTTGCTTTTGGGCGCTTGATCGAGTACAATTCCAGAACAAGCCAGAAAGGGAAACGCGAAAACCGATATATTATATGATAAATAAAAAGGAGGAAAGAAAATGAAGAAGGAATAAAACATAAGAGATCATAGTTAATAGGTTTCAAGAAATCAGAATAGACTAGCAACCCATGAAGTATAGTGTCCTAACTCATTATACTTCATGGGCTTCTTCTTTGTATATAGGAGGATATATGTGCCTGAAGTAATTTATGGTGAAGC